TTTGTTTAGTTCTAATATAGTGTATCACAGGGATTGGAGTAAGTCAATACCTTTTGCTAAATTTTTACAAAAAATTCATCATTTTTTACATAAAATTGTAAAATGGTACTTGAACCATATTCTCTTAGGTTACTTCTTCCCCAATCATAGTTAATGTGTCCTGTGTTATTGATGATAAATTCAGGCGTATATCCGTCTTTCTTATAGACATATATCTTATTACGCCCTTTGTTATACCTGTAGAAAGCCCTGAGGGTGAGCCTGCTTCCTTGAGCCATTTCTGGGTCACGGAACTTCACCCATGGCAACTTCCTATTTACCCGTCGAGCCATATCCACCTCTATTCTCATTACCTAAATGTTTTACTGGTAAGAAAATGAGGTCAGGCTGATTTCTAAAGATACGGAACTGACACACACGCTGTCCTGCTTCAAGCTTACCATCACGTGTGGCATAGAACATAGCTCCCCAAGTATCATCATCGCCGTTATAGTCATTGTCAATGATACCCACAGAGTTAGTCAATAACAGCCCTGTGTTCTTAAAGGTACTTGAGCGTGGATATACATGGGCTTCAAAGCCCACAGGTAGCTCCATAGCCACTCCAAAGTCAACCTTGACGGTATCTCCTGCCTTGTACTCAATATCCTGAGGGACATACATATCTACACAGTCTCCATTGACTGCCTGTGTCCCAAAGGAGTATTTTGTGTCCTTATAGCGCACACGGATTAGAGACTCCTTAGGATAGCCACTGTACTTACCAATGTCACAGAAGAACATTAACAGCATTACTAGGAACATTATCCCAATAATAATGTATTCCATTATTGTCCCTCCTTGTTATCCACATACTTAGCCTTCAAGGAAGCAATCAGCTCATCTAGGCTCTTATTCACCTTGTTGTTAGCCTCAAGGGCTTCATCAAGCTTCTTACCATAGTTCTCTGTGGCTTTTGTAATCTTAGTCACACGGGCTTCTGTGTCTTTCTTTAGCTTAGTGAACTTAGCCTCAACACTCTGTGTGTACAGGAATGAAAATCCAAGGGCAATAACCAAAGCAATGTTAATAATAGTGTTAATGTTTTTCTTAATGAATGTCATACTCATCTCCAATCAATTTATTAATAAGGGTAATCATATTATCAATACCCAATAGGTAACTTTCTGCCTCAGTTGTGAGCACAGAATTAGCAATAATCAAATACTGAGGATAGGTCATAGCCTTATACTCCTCAAACTCAGGGAATTTTGCACAAGACACAGAGTAAAATACTCTATCAGCCTCTTCCCTAGCTTTGTGCAGGAACACAAGAGCTTTCTCAAGGTCATGTTTCCCATTCTTATCCTTATAACGCCATACATATTTCACAGCAGAGGCAATTAAGGGGTTTAGCCCATAGTGTAGCCAGAAGTCCCAGCACTCCATTTTGTTACCCTGTTGTGTATAACGCTGAGGATTTCTAATTTCCTCCATCTTTAACCTCCTGAACCGCTGAACGAAGCTCTAGGTCTTCTTCCTGCTGGTCTTTTCTTCCTTCAAAGTAAGCCTTCTTAGCTAAGTCAGCTCCATCATCTTTTGTGATATAGCGTTGCTCAACCTCTTCAATAGGCATTGTATGTTCTTGAATATGGTATGAGTAAGCTAGTGCCCCGATTATAAAGCCTAGGGCTACGGCAAACAAGTATTTCCACATATCAGTCCCTCAATAAAATTCCAATAACTCCTAGCGAAAACACAACAAGTCCTAGTCCTACAAATAGTAGTTGTAGTGGTGTCTTCACATAAATCAGTAGTAAGAGTATTCCTGAGCCAACTACGAGTGTACAAGCTAAGATTAACAATACTCCCATGATACCTGTAAGAAGTTCTCTCCACATATCACTCTTCCTCCAAAAAGTTCTCAGCTACAAAGGTATCAAAGTCCTCTGTGATAATTCCTTGCCATACCTTAAACAGCTCATCATAGATGTCAGGCATGTAGTCACCATATTTATACATTTTGAACTCAGGATTTTGCTCAATCATTCGTACCAACATACAGAACTGCTCAAAGAACTCATCACACAGAGCCTCACGGTAAGGCATATCAATAGCAAGGTACTTGTAGGCTCTACCTACCAGCTTCTCCTTAGGATTGATACATTCAAACACAAAGTTTCGTACATTGTAACCTAGCTTAGTCATTACATACATATACATATTAGCCTGTAATGATAGCACCATTTTATCCTGTGCAGGTTTTGTGCTATATGTCTTATAGTCAACCAAGGTCACAGAGCCGTCTTCATTAGTCCGAACTGCGTCCACATAGCCAATAAATCCTACCTCTGTGCCAAGACCAACTTCCTCTGAAATGTCCAAGGTAATCTCTTTTTCAACCTCAGTAGTTTTGAATAGCCCTTCAAATCCGAAGTGCTCAAAGTAACGCTCAGAGGCTCTAATTCCTCCATCAATACTTTCCTGTGCAAAGTCTACAACAGAGGCTTGTTTTAGTGCTTCCCTGCTATCTGTGCCTGTAGCCACAAGCTCCATGACACGGTGCATAACTGTTCCTCTGTCCATATACACAGTGTTGATTTTGCCTTCTTTTGGCTTGTACTTTGCAATATACTTGCACCAGTGCTTCCATGGATTTTCTAGGTAAGTGTTTACCCGTGAAATACTATATCTGTTCATGACACTCCTTTATCATAATATACTGCGGATAGGCTATCCAATATTGAAGACCGTTTCATAGTCCGTGGTTTGAACACAGACATGCTATAGGGGTCTTCCTCTGAGTTTACGAAGCCTATCTTAAACTTATCCCTGTCAATCACAAAGGAATTTCTCATAAACTCAGGTTTTTCTAACATTTCCTCAAATGAGTCCGGCATAGGACCTTTAAATCTTACTAATTTATAATAGTCCTCTTCCATAATCTCATATAGGAACTCCTTGTGCTCATCATCAAGCTCCACTACTTTGTATCCGACACCATAGCTCTCAAGGGTTTTCTTAAACTCTCTCACCTGTGCCAGTACATTTATTCGTGTATTCTTTGTTGATAAGTAATAGGGGTTTGTTACAATTTCAACTACCAATTAGCTCCTCCTGTGCCACAATCAGCATGATTACATGGTTTCTTGTAGTAATCTTTTTCACAGGGATAGTCTTGTCAAGTAACTTAAACTCCTTTGTGTGCTGTGTTGTAAAGCCATCAAAACGGTAACAGTAAGGCACTACAGTATCATCATTCCGATAGTAGGCAATCTCACACTGAGCATAAGGACTCATTAAATCAAGAATATCTCCTATTGCCATTGCTACTTTCCTTCCTGTTCCAGTTGGTCTGTAAGGCAGGCTGAGCATGGTGTCACAGGGAAGCCTAGGAACATTGCAAGAACCTTATTCATTGCTCGTGATTGCTCAATAAAGCCATACTTGGCTTTCAAGTTAGCTAGGTCTACCTGCCATACCTCAAAGGAAGTGATAACGGCTGTGAACATGTGCTTTAGAAGACACCACATATCAGGGTTACCTTCCTCATTAGCCTGCTCCTTTAGTAATTTCATTGCCTTACGTCGGTTTTCTGTGGTTTCCTTTAAGAGTAGCTCAGTCTCTCTCAGAGCTTCATCTACTTTCATAATCTCATCTTGGTCTTCCTTTGCATTGTCAGCATACCAGAATGAGAGCTTATCCTCATATTTCCTTACAAGGATATTCATGTGGTACTCAGAGGCACAGAGGTTCATGATATTTGTAATCAGGTCTTCTGTGATACCTACTGAGCTGTCTTTGTTTACTGTCATTTCAGTTTAAGCTCCTTCATAAAGTTTTCTACATCTAGGTCATCTTCTTCAAAGTCTTCTTCATCTGACTCAATTACGTCAACGTCTTTCACAGGAGCTTCTACTCCGAACAGCTCTTTCTGTAGTTGTTCCTTGTATTCTGAGAGCTTGCGCTCATATTCCTGTGCATTAGGTGTGACACGTTCTGAGTATTCACGTAAAGCGTCAGCGATTACCTCATTACGCTTAATCCCTAAATACCCTGAGATAGTCAGTAAGTTATCTGAAAGCTCCTTAGGAAGCTCAATTTGCATTTTGATACTTGTCTTAGGCATTAAAGCATTACCTCCTCAATTTCTTTTTTATCACCATAGTAGATTTTGTAGTTCAGGGTAGTCTCCCTAATCATACACTCAAACATACAGGTATGCGATATATATCTTACAAGGATATTATCCCCTACATCTACTGAGAACTTTAGGGAAACATAGTTCTTAGGTAAGGCATGTTTGAGGTTAAATACCTCCATGGCTGACCAATATCGTCCTACATTATCTCCAAGTTCCTTCTTGATATACCCTGTGCCTTTAATCCAGTTATTCATGTAGTAGGTATTCTTATCTGTGACTAATACATACTTGGGGTTAAATTCCTTCTGCTTTTCACAGTAGTCCTCAGGGTCTAGTAAGAAAGCCTTTCGATTTTGTTTCTTAATGTCACGGTATTCCTTCTCTGTGTAGCAATTCTTATCCCAGATTATCATGCTTAAACTCCTTTAGAGCCTTGTTTACCTCATTGAGAGTAACTCCTAAGCGCTCCTTTAGCATGGTGTTGAGTCTGTCATTGTCAGCTACTTTGTCAGCTGTTCTGAGCAGGCACTTAACACCGCTTGAGACATTTTGCACAATAGGGTAGACATCAGGGTCTCCATTTAGGATAGCCTTCACTACCTCTTTATTCTGGAACACATCAGTTACCTTACGTACAGAGAAGGTGAGCAGGTCATCTGATACAACAATATAGTCACCTTCCTTGGCTGAGTGTACATTTCCTCCGGCATAGGTGTAGTGCTCATTGCCTTCCAGACATTCTACAATGTGTAGGCACTCAGGGAGTATTCCCCATTTATTACAGTATTCTTCAACCATTTTTCCTCCTTAGTGAAGACCCCAGCCCTTGCCGATTTCTACGTCAGCCACAAGAGGTACTTCCATCTTTATTCCTTTAAGTATTGAGGGGTTCTCCATAATTTCTTTGGTTATAGCTGTAGCCTCCTCTGCGTAGTCCTCAGCTATCTCAAGTAGTATGGCGTCATGGACAGTTCCGATTACTCTACATTTTGAGTGGTCAATCTTATCTGAGTACACAATGTCTGCCATAGCTGACGTACACAGGTCGCTACCAAACCCTTGCACAGCTGAGTTAAGAGCTTGACGTTCAGCAGAGGACCTCTTTACCCAATCATCAGACCAGATGTCCCTTAAGAAGCGTTTACGCCCTATAGGAGACTCTACATAACCATAACTTTGAGCAAAGTTAATGTTCTTCTTGTGCCACGCTGGTAGAGTATCATAAGCCTCAAAGAAATCATTACGCATACTCTCAGCCTCTTTTAGCGTCAGGTTTAACCCATAGCCTTTAGCATAGTCTTTGTAAGACTTTGCCTGCATACCATATACCAGACCAAAGTTCAAAGATTTTGCGTTCACCCGGTGCTGTTTTGCTGTATCTGCGTCTATTCCCTCTTCATGTCCATATATAAGTTCCATAGTTTTTGTATGGAGGTCACTACCTGATTTGTAGGCTTCTATCATGCTAGGGTCTTTTGAGAACTCAGCTACAATACGGAGCTCTAATTGCGAGTAATCTTGCTCGGATATGACATACCCGGGACGAGCATATATAATCCCCCTTACCTTAGATATTTTTGGTACTTGCTGACAATACCTGTTACCCTAGAGGCTTTTTATCCCCTAGTTCTTACAGTTTACCATTCTGTAAGTTCAGACTATATCTTCACCCTAGATACCTGTAGTATTTATCTAAAAATCTAAAATCTTCATAACCCTTATAAACCCACCCAAGAAAAATAGTGCTATCTTTCCGTGACATTTCTATTTTCCAATATTTTCTATCCGGCTTAACAACTGTCTGTGTACCTAAAGTATTATTTAGGTACATTGATAGTGCAAGTAGAAAATTTTTATTTGTGAGTGTTATTCTAAATAACTTGTTTACTTTTATGCTACCATCACCATCTAGCAATCCTCTAGCATACATTCTTGCACAATCTTCACTATAAAATTGTTTAGGGAATGTATTATGAACCTTTCCTAGTGGAGACACTCCTATATTAACTAAAGCCTCTCTCAATAGCACAGAGGTTATAGTTAAATCAAAAGACTCTCCATAGTTCCTTACATCTCCTGTGAAATTAAAGTAGTTCTTTAAATTATTGAATACTTTATCACAGCCTAAGTTTTTGCACCTTAATGATACTCTAGGAACTTTCTTGTCCATATAACCGTCTGTAGCGATAAGACCTGCATAATAGTTAAATATAGGTGATGTTGTATTAACAGAGCCGTCTTTTATAGTATTTTTAATATTACCTCTTTTGATAGAGAACTTTCTTAAATACGTTTCTATAGTGCCCTTACTGACACCACATTCCTCTGCTATACTCTTTACAGTTTGTCTTTCAGTTATGAATTTTTCATATAAAAAATCTTTATCTTTATACATGCTATCCTCCAAGGTATTTGCTATAACTATTATAACACAAACCTTAAGGAAAGTAAACTAGGGGCTACGCACTCTTGGATATTTCTTCTCAATGAGATTACTCTATCTAGCCGTTGCACCTTCCTATTGTCGCCAATAGGCTTGGCTCAGTATTACCCTATAATAATGGAGGGCTTCACTGAGTTCACGTAGTTTAACGAACCCCCAGCATATTTAAGGTTCGGGTTTGAGCAGGTTGTCCTTCCTGTCCTAGCTGTGATATTAAAGCTAGGGTGAATTTGCCCGTCTACCGCTATCTCGTCCCATGACTTGATAAACGTATCCAGCTTAGTCAATCTCTTATACTCTCTCAGGTTCTTAGCAACCTCACTCACAGCTGACAGCTCCACAAGAGTTTCATCATCTGTGCTAGGATTTCCTGAGCCACTCTTCTTCACAGGTTTCAGTCCCAAGGACTTTCCAACCTCTTTCCCGTCTACAATCACAGGAGCGCCTTTCTTACCAAATAAGACCTTGGCTACCTGCTGTGTAGAGTTCCAGTTGATTTCAGCCACCTCATTGAGCTCTTCAAGGAGCTCTGTGTACTCGGCTCTGAGCTTCTCACTTACCTTGTGTCGCTCAGGGTCAAGATAGATACCTTGTTTCTCAATGATAGAGTAGGCTTTATAGGCTCTCATTTCATGCTTATACACCTTAATCATCTTGTACTTTGTGATGATTTTCTTGAATATAGGCACTAGCTTAAGTGTATATCGTGTGTCCTTCTTTCCATAGACAACTAGCTTCTTGTTATTAGCCTCTACAAGCTCCTGTGTCACGTCTTTTAGCGTCTCTAGTACAATTACACTATCAAGACTTTCAAATGCCTTACAGAGCCTGTCAGTGGCTTCTACAGACATTCCTGAGATAAGTATATCACCTTCAAGCTCATCATAGACCTGCTGAGCTAACTTATTCATGGCTGTTCGGTCTTTGTGTACCCATTTTCGGGTTACATCAAACGTTCCATCGCCATTGTCAATGAGGTTACAAGCGTTCTTCTGTGCCTTGGTTTTTAGTCCTGACAGGAAGGCATTAGCATTTTCCTCAGTAGTCTGCTCCATGACAAGCTCTACTCCTGTGAAATACTTTGTGATAAATCCTTTGAGTGTATTCAGGCTGTCTCGCTTACCAGAGACTTTGATTTCCTTGCTTACATCATAGTCATCACCAAAGTATTTTACCACAAGAGGCTTCAAGCCAAGCTCTACCTCACCAGAGACATGAGCCAGAACCTGTGTATCCATGTAAAGCTCCATGAATACTCCTGTGTGAACATATAGGAACAGAATATCAAACTTGCCGTTGTGAGTGACCATGTTAAGCTTAGCTATGGCTTTCAGGAAGGCTTGCCATTCTTCTTTTGTGTACTGTTCCCACCAGATGAAATGGTCATATTCCTTCCCGTTAAAGTCATAGCTGATTTGCACAGAGACTATCTTGTCCCTGTATCTATCCAGCCCTGTGGTTTCAATATCTAAGGAAAAGAGCTCTACTGTTGATAGCCGTTTAGCCAGTACCATTAAGTCTCTTTTCTTCATATTACCGTCCTGTCATTGTATAGTAAGCTCCTGTGCCCATCATAGCTCCTGCAAAGTAGAATACTACAGATGATAGAAAGCTGATAATACCAATCACAGGACCTACTTTAACCAGCTCAGGAGCAAGTAGGCTTCCCATAGCGATATACATTGCAAAACTAGCAGGTACACAGAACAGTAAAGTGATTACTGTCCCTAGCACCCAAGCCATAAATTTCTTCATTATCTCATTCCTCGTCTTTCTTCTGCCTCATTGGCAAGTCTTATGCATTCTGCTACATGATTATGCATGTGTATTAAACTCTTCTTCACAGTGGACATTCTCAGCAATACCTCTTGGTAATAGCTTCCTACGGCCTCAGAGCCTCTAAAGTACATTTCATCTAGGTAGGATAGCTTTAGGAAATATCCGTTACCGGCGTCATATACAGTCTTTATAAGCTTTCTAGGCACATAGGCTACTGTGGCTCGTTCCATGTTAGGAAGGCTGAGCTCTACATAATCTTTCTTAGCAAAGAATTTCACACATGACTTCTGAATATACAGATATTTCCATTCTTTAGTCATCTATTATCCTTTCTTGCTGAAATAAGCCTTGATACATGCTAGAACAAAGATGATACCGAAAGCAATATTAACTAAAATACCATCTTCTTTTGAGCCTGTCTTAGGTAATACTTTCTTGTCCTGTGACTTAACCTCAGCACTAGCAGAAGGTAATTCCTCTTGTGTAGGAGGTGTTTTAGGCTCTTCCTTTGGTACATCAGGTACATCAAGCTCTGGTAACTCATGCACGGGAGCTGGAGGCAATACTGGTACATCATCAATATTGATTTCAGGAAGGTCTAGCACAGGGGGGTCATTCGGCACTACTCCACCGTTCCATTCTGGTTTATCCACTGTAGGAGGGTCTAACGGTGTAGTCCCACCTTGCCATTCAGGAAGCTCAAAGATTGGTGCTGGTGGTGTTTGTTCAATATCATCAATATTCAGCTCTGGTTTATCCAACACAGGAGGGTCATTAGGGACTACGCCTCCCTCAAACTCTGGAATATCATACACAGGAGCAGGCGGAACATCATAAGTGAATGGGCGAACCTTGCCTTTAGCTGAGCCTGTAGCATTAGCCACTGTAATTTCACGCTCAAAGCTATACTCTTGGCCACTTGCTGTAAAGCTCAGCACGTTCACAGGATTTTGTAGTTTATTTTTCAGCCGAGTTTTGTATTCTACACTGATAATGTTCTGAACATCAGGAATACTGAACTTAAAGCCATTCTTATAGAATTGCACACCAACTTCTGATAGAGGGATTTCACGGATACCAACCCAAGGCTCTGCTGATGAGAGCTCAAAGATACGCATAGAGCCTTCAACGTACTCGTTGTTATCGTCCCAAGTGTCTGATACATTTACATCTGTGAGGTGGTGTTTGACAAAGTTCACCCGTCCTCCCCATTGCACAATAGAAGGGTCATCTTTATCTTGCCAACCCCACTTGGCAACAATTTCCTGTGAATTTGCAGGTGTCTGAGGCTTAACTTCTGCCTGTTTCACAATAGTACCATTGAAATTGAGGTCATACTTCTCACGCTCTGTGACTACCTCTTTCTTCCACATAGTCTTAAGTGTCATGTCGAAGCTCTTGTCAAGAGGGTGTTCTGCAAAATAACTGTTAAACGTGGTTGTAACTGATTGTGTGTCATTAGAAGCCACTGCTCTTCCTACAACATTACCCTCAGGACTGGTTACATCAAATTCCTGTGTAGTTGTCCATTGGAGCTGTTCAGGTAGAGTGTAAGTGAGTGTATCACCCTCATTGATGTCTACCTCATCAGGGATTTCTGTGCGGTATGTCAGGTCTTTGTTTACATAAGTTTCAGAAGCTTCTGCACTATAAGTGATTTCAGGCTCTGTGACCTTAATCTGAGTACCTTCTTTAGCAACCTCACTTGCTAGTACATTAGGAGCAATTAAAAGCCCTGCTAAAACAATCATTCCTGCTGTAAATTTCATTTTATTCATTTTTATCTCCTTTTTGTTAATCATAAGCTTTCGCCCTCCATGTTATCGCCAACTCATATCCTCCACAGTGTTCACACTCATAGGGAACATGGTCTAAAATAGTTTCATATTCTTTTTCACAATCCTTACAATAATAATCATATACTATCATTTATCAGGACCTTTCTTGATTAGCTGACCAAAATCAGCTTCCTCGTCGCTTAGGTACTGTAGTTTAGCTCCCCTAGGGTCATCAACCTGTAGGATATAAACATCGCCAGACCTAAAGTTACGGAAATAAGTTGTCATTTTCGAGGTAGTAGCTCCTTTACGTTGCAAGGTAATCATACTTTCATACCAGCCTTCAATAAAGGTAGAGCCATATAAGTCGCTTGTGCCTACCTTACCTCCACGCTCAATCTTACGTGTGTGATGTACTATAATCACAGAGCAACCTGTCTCATCACGAAACTCCGATACTGCCCGTAGCCTATCAGCCACATCTTGGTGCTTGTTAATGTCACCAGAGCCAAACAGTAGGTACATAGGGTCTAGTATCAGTAGCTTAATGTCATTCTTCTTAACAAAGGACTTTAAGTGATGTATCCGGTCTAAGAACACAGGGGCTTCTGTATAATAGATTGGTAAGTCCTCTGTGCCTGCCATGGTTTTTAGCTTAGCCTTTTCCATGCTAGGGTTATTTTCCCCTTGCACAATGAGCACCCCTCCCTGCTTAACCTTGTGACCGTCAAAGTCTCGTCCTGTAGCCACTGACACAGCCATATTAAGCGTTAGGGTCGATTTAAAGCTCTTAGAAGGAGCTCCAATGATACCGACTGAGTGATTAGCCCACAGACCCTCAATCAGCCAGAAATCCTTACCGTCCCATTCCTCAATGTCTTTGAGGGCTAGGATTTTGACCTTCTCATTGTTAGCCTTTGTGACCCCTCCTGTGTGTACTTTTCCAAAGGAAGACATTCTGTCACTAGGTCGCTTATCAGGCTCTAGCTTGGCAAACACTCTGTGAATTTCCTTCTGTAGGGCTTTCTCAGTCTTGTATTTGCTCATAGCAATGTCTGAGTTTAGGAGCACAAAGTAGACCTCTTCTTTTCTTGCTCCTGCATTAATCATTTTCTGCTCAATCAGGAAGCAATACTCACTACGGTCAGTCCCAACCACCTTATTATCAAACACAGAGGCTAGGTCATAGCGGTCAAGTAGCTCGTTCAGGTCAAAGCGTCTTTTCTTAATCTCACCAGTCTCAGCCACAGCTGTCTTAGCTTGCTTAAAGAATTTCTTGAGTCGCTTGATAAACTCTGACTTACGGAACACTGTTCCCTCACCCTGCAATCCTGTGATATTGAAATCACTCTTATACTTGTGATTGACTGTCTGAGGTACTCGGTAGTAGTGCACAATGTCTGAGCTTGTCTTATCAAAGCCATATTTTTGTACCAGTGTTCTAGCCACCTTCTCATGTTCATCAGGGGTTAGCGGATTATCCAAAATCCATACACCTTGGTACTTTTTAGGGCTAGTCTCCCAGACATAGCTAGGCTTGAAATACTTTTCAGGTACTCTTGCCCCATCAATATCCATGAACACAAGGTATGTCTCCTGTGCGTTCTCCTTAAGGCGTTTCTTGCCTTTGATAGGGGTAGGACAGATATAGAGCTCAGCCTTTTTCCTCTGTGAGCCTAGATACTTTTTCAGAGATTTCAGACTGATTGAGGTTTCTACAAAGTCCCTTGCAAATCGCTTCTTAGGGTCTTTTTCATTTGTGAACTTGTAATTAAGCCCCACTTTCACCTCATCATCAGGTCCAAAGTTCTTGGCTAGCACCTCCTCAATAAAAATGTTAATCGTCACAATTTTCCTCTCCTATCCAATGTATCCCAAGTGCCTGAGCGTCCTCATCAGCCTCAATATCATAAGGGTTATAGGACATGTCAATCTCAGGCAAGCCATGTTTCCTACGGAAAGCATTACCATGACCACCGGGATATTTCAATTCTTCTTCTAGCATTTCTCGGTCAAGTTCTTCTGTCTTCTTAACCCACAGGTCGCTTTCACCTCGTTCTGCATAGCTGTACCAATCTTCATAATCATCTTGGTCTTCCACAAGGTCGGGGATTTCTACCAGAGACATGTGTAGGTTGCCTTCTGTGCCCTCTACAGGGATTTCAGCATACCTCTTGCCCTGATACTTAACAATCTCAAACCAGCCGATATAAGAGGTCACAGGCTCTTCTGAGCTATCGTCCTCTGTGCTAAATGTTTCATGTGAAACACTCTGTACTTGAATAGGCTCATCATAGAACTCATCAGGCACACCAGCAAGAGCCAGCTTCTCCTGTGTGCTCTTTAATGGTATTGTAATCATGTTTACACAAGGGCGCATAATATCTACCAAAGCCATGAAAACGTCGTTACAAGAGCGTTTTAGGGAGCGTAGCCATGATTTAACAAGCTGTAGCTTAGTGCTATCCATGGTCTTGTTAGTGGGGTGTAGAGTCTCCTTATATTCACAGTACCAGCTGTCTGATTTCTCAAACGTGATAGCCTCTTTGATTAGGCTGTTCTCAGGCATGATACTGTAGATAAGCTCTGCTGTTTCCTGTGCTGTAGGGGCTTCTTGCTGTAAGAATAGTCCATTCACAGTGATTGATACTCCTTGCCCTACTACACGTTTCCGTGTGAGGATACCAAGCTCTTCTAGCAGGCTTAGTGTGTTTGTCAGAGTAGACCGGCTCATATTAAACACAGAGGCGATATTCTCTAACTTATCCGGTGCAAAGCTGTAATCCTCTCCAAGCTTGCCTTCTTTTCGAGCTTGTGAGTTGAAAGCTGATAGGAACACAAGAGCGTTATAAGGCAATCTGAGTTTACCAGCCCACCAAGTCTGCATTGCTAAGTAGCTTGTGCTCTCGTCCTCAATGTCCCAATAGAGTTTATCAGGCATAACTTTTCGTGCCCAATACTCTGCTCCATCTCGTCTTCCCCAGCCCCAGCGCAAGAGCTCCTTATCATAAAGGTTCTTAATTCCAGCTGTGAAAGTCCTTGAGTTCATTTTGAGAATATCATACACATATTCTTGTGTAAAGTAGTTCTCCATCTGACCTCTTGAAATTTGACTATAATAAAGACCAAACAAGACAAGCTCTGCTTTGTTCTCAATTTGGTCTAGTGCATTTGCAGGTATTTTAATATATTCCATACTATCTCCTTTCTCCTGCCGATAATTCCATTATACACCTTAATTTTTTAAAGTCAATACCTTTTTGCAAATTATTTGAATTTATTTTTAGTCATAGCTTTCTTAAGAGCATATTCCCCTACCCACCAAGTTGATTTTATTGAGTCATATTTCTCTTGATAAACCTTTGTGTCTCCATTAGTTTTCTTAAGCTCATCAAAGAAGCCTATCTTACAGACAGAACCATCAATATTAAGTATTATACCTATTTTCCCTTTTGTATTGTTATTTTCCCAATCTCCTGTAACTAATACTATCTGTCCTTTTTCAAACATATTACACCTCACAAAAATTTATTATTAGTATATGGAGCTCTTAACAATCTCTCAGGTATCCACCATGTACATGTATCTGGTGTCTTTAACCAATGAGTATTTGAATGTAGGACACTCCCTTTAGGAAAAGCCACTAAATAACGAGAATCCTTATCTGATGCCCTTTCTAGTACAACTCCAAGTTTTCCTCCTGTATTATTATCATCATAATCCTCAGTACAGAAGACTTTTGTTCTCATTCTTATTTCCATTTCATACCTCCTCTAAATTTATTATTAGTAAACTGAGAGTCTACATATTCATTTCTAGCCACCCATGATGAATACCCACCATCTTCCCTACTCCAAATGCTGTCTATACTTACATCAGGAGGAGTAGTCATAATCTTGACTCTATAAGGGTATTCTGTACCATAACTATAATCATCAACTACCACAGTACCCCATGTATATTCCGTTAGTCCTAACTCAGTATGTGGCTTAAGCCTTATCCTATCACCTACTTTAAATCTTCTAGCCATAACTTACTCCTATCTAAATTTATTCTTTGAGATAATAGTGGTTATCAGGTAGTGATAAGGAATACTCCAAGTAGCCTTTAGTCCTCTATAAAGGTGCTTATACTCATGTAAACTGTGATTTGTCCTTACCCCACCACAAAAGAAACCTATAAGAGCTCTACCTTCCCAAGTAAACAGCACCTCACCTACTTTATCCTTAGTTGTATTGCCATCAAAATTACAAGTAACTCTTACTTGTTGACCTATTTTTAGTTTTTGTGTCATGCTAACTCCTATCTAAATCTATTATTTGTGAAGGTGTTAGCAAGCTCTAATCCTCTAGAGTCAAACCACCAAGTAGCTTTTAATCCCGGGTATTTATATAACCAATCCTCCAGCTCATAGTTTGTCATTACACCCTCACAGAAGAAGCCTACTACATGTCCCCTGTCCCTATTAGCTATTATAATACCTACCTTGCCTGTAGCTGTAGTGTTGAAATTATCTAACACAACCACTCTATCTCCGATTTTAAATCTTTTCATGTCATACCTCACTTAAACTTGCTGTTTGTCACAGAAGGTAAAAGCTCAAGTATGCGTAAGCTGACTTACCAGCATTTATAACCCGGAAAACTTTCATGTTTCCACCCAAAACGACTGTCCTTATGAAATCCTATTATGGCAGTGTTATCAGCCTCAACATACAGTATCTTCACAATCTTACCTACCATTTTAGGAATACTTGCGTCTAGTATT